GAGGCGCTTTTAGGTTCATCCCCTGAGCCTTAGCTGACGCTCGGCCCTTGGCGTTCAGGCCGCCGCTTGGATTTTTGCCTTCTTTACGTTGCCATGCTGGTGATTTAGCCATTTTGTGTCTCTTGAACAAATTAAAAAGCTAAAAACATTTTTCCAGTAGCTGTAACCGGAGTTGGTGCGTTGCTAAAAATCCATCCAGTAGCTTCTCCACCATTAATAGAGTGAGATCCTGCGTAAAATGTCGCGCCGCCAATTGCTTGAATTCCTGTTATGTACAGATAATCGCAAGCAACAATTCCTGATGATTTGCTTATAAATGCGGGTAAATCAATGTCATACCATTCTAAAGTAACTAAATTTCCCGCAGTTCCGGAAAGTGTTAATTGACTTACTGTTTGAGTCGTATTAAGGTAAAACATAAATGAAGATGGTAGATAAGTGGCGGTAATATCTTTCCACGTTCCGCTTGTTCCAAGATATAATTGTCCAGATCCGCCATTATTTAATGTAACCAAAGAATGACTATTACTACCTGTGTAAATGCGTTTTTGTGTTGTGCCCGTAAAAGATATTGTTCCAGTATCTAAAAAAGTATAATTTGTTGCAGAATTACTGTTATAAACAGAATTACTTCCACCAGTTATCACTAAGCTACCACCATTAAATGATATTGATTTTGACAAATTTCCAGTAACTTCAAATTCTCTTACTGTCATAGTAAATCCATTTAAATCAATAGTTCCATTATTAAGGTTTGTTTTTTCTCCTCCAGAGGTAGGAATTGAAGATAAAGAATCTAACAATTTAAATGTTGTGCCAGATCCGTTAAAATAAAATTTACTTTTAAGATTGGCATTCCCGTTTGATTTAATATTTTGAGTCTTTGAAGTTCCTGCAAAAATAATTTGAGTATTTTGAGTTAATGTCATTGCTGAAGAAAAAGTAAGATCCCCATAAATATATGGATCAATAAGAGACCAGCTTCCAGAAAATCCTGTAAAATCTAAGTTATTAATATGTGATGAAGCTGTGATTGTAGATAAAGTAAGCGTATAAGTCCCAGAAGTTATATTAAATGATATTTGATTGCTAGAGACAGATCCTGCAGATACAGATGCGGCAGTAGCTGTATTATTAGATACATTAACAACTGGAGTTCCTGTTACTGTTAAGTTAGTTGAAGTTCCTGTATCCCACACAGATCCAGTTCCATTAACAGTTATATTGCCAGTTCCAAAAGCTATAGTTCTTGTGTTTGAATTGCTTGAAGAAAATAGTCCAGCACTTAAAGAAAATCCATTTAAATTAAGAGTTCCATTTGTAAGAGTCATAGTTCTTGTTGACCCAATAATAAAGTTGCTTTGAAGCTGCCAGCTTCCAGCCACGCCATTGAATGTCACTGGTGCGTCTATGGTTATTCCATTGGTGGAGATTGTTTTTGCGGTAGTGGCATTAAAAGTAATCGTGCCAGTTGAGTTCCACACTGTTCCGGCAATAATTGACATTGAGCCAGATACCGCAAGAGTGGGGGACGTACCCGTGGCGAAAGTTACAGTACCTGCCGATACCGTAATGTTCAAGCAAAGCAAAGCGCCCGTCATTGTGACGGTATAGGTTCCTGCCTGATCAAAAATTACATTGTCAGAATTAGTCGGGACTGTGCCAGTGCCACCAGTACCACCGGAAGAATTAGCCCAGTTCGTTACTGATGTGGTGTTCCAAGTCCCACTACCGCCAACCCAATATATAGTAGCCATTGCTATTATCCAGTAGTTTCTGAGGAAACAGGACTTTCAGTAGTTTCAATAATCCTAATCCAATTATTTAGTCTTTCCGACTTCATTAGATCCAACTCTTCATTGGTGTACTGAGCGTCATCAGAAAGATGGAGACAATCTTTAAATACACCGTATTTAGTAGTAAATTCAAAATCAATTTTCATTTTATGCCTCTTGAGCTAAAGCGACTACATCCCAATAAGGAGTACTGCTCCATCCGCTATTAAATATGCAACCAATATAGAGTGTTTTATTTGCAGTTGTAGTGGTTGGCAAGGTTACTCCGACCGCCCTAAACCCATTGGTGGTTGCTGTAGTCCAAGCCAATGTACGGGCCGTTCCATTATCTTTTATTCTAAACATCATCTTTTGACCATTTGTAGGAGAGCCAGAATCAGCGCTAATAGTCAAATTATTTGCTAATTCGGCTATAGCGATAATGTCAAAATTATCGCTATTCCAAGATAAAGGGGATGTCTGGGTTTGTGTAAGACTGGATCTTTGAGTAATTTTTTTATTGGTTAAAGTTTGAACGTCTGTAGTCCCTACAACGCTACCAGATGGAGCTGATACAGCGGTAAATGCAGATCCGCCATTACCTACAACTAATCCAGAAAGAGATGATGCTCCAGTACCGCCATTAGCTGCTGGCAGTATTCCGCTAACCTGAGATGTAAGGCTTACGCCAGATAAAGATCCGCCAAGCGTTAGAGCGCCTGATTCTGTTACTTCTCCGGTTAAAGTTATTCCGTTTACAGTTCCCTCGCCAGTTACGCTAGTAACTGTTCCGCCACCAAGTTCCAAAATATCTTTAATCTGCTGAATTGTTGCTCTTTTAGATACGTTGGCCTGAACAATAGCAACTATGTCAGCATTAGTTACAGCTATTGCCGCCGGAAGGTTTGTAAATTGTACGTTACTCATTTTTTATCTCTAAAACCGTATAACTCATTAAAGAGGCATTGGTGGAGGAACAAATTCTTGAACATCGAATCCATTAACAGGAAAATCTTCAAAAATAGAATAATGTTCCGTCATTGAAAGAGCTGAATCTGAAGCTGTTAAGCTAACTGAAGAAACCGTAACTTCACTTGTTGTGGCAGATGTTATTGATGAAGATAAATCATTGTAAACTATTGTTCTACCCAAATAATCTTGAGCTGTACCTAAACCAGTTCCATTTTGGGCCAATTTAGTTAATGATGCAGTTGAAAGCCCAGTTCCATCACTAAGCCATAATGCTGAAAGCACTTTGTCTTGATACAACTGAATACCGTCAAATTCTAATTCTCCACCAAAATAATTGTCTCTATAACAACCATTGCACCATAAAAGATTGCCATTTTGGTCGTATTTTATAACCATTGACATTCTTCTATAAGGAGATGAATTTTCTTGAACCCAACCGCACGCATATATATTTGATTGAGCATCTACAGTAACATCCCAAATATAAACACTGCCATATCCAGAATTTGGAGTTATTTTTAAACTCCAAGCAATGCTCCCATCGTTTGGGCTTTGTTTTGTTAAATAACAAAATCCATTCACAATAGAATTGTTATGAGCCTGAATTAAATTATTATTAGTATCTACGCATAAATATCTAGACTCAGCGGAATAAGATTCGTTTGAATAATTAAACCTATTACTCCAAGAGACAATTCCAGTTGTATTTATTTTAAAAGAAACACAAATCTCGGTTTTGTAAGTACAATATATATCATTAGAATATGAGGTCGATGCCTTGCAATCATATGCATATTCTGATGGCGACATGTAATATAAATTTGAAAAAACTATATTCCCAGACATGTCAAGCTTTAATAAACCATAACCATTGCCTGTTTGCCCTGATGCAACAAGATAATTATTATCTTTGCTTATATAAATTCCATAAAACTGATTATTATATGCTCCCTGCGCTTTCTTTTGAGAAATTAAATTTCCATCCTTATCGATTATAGATATTATTCCAAAATATGTTGAATAAGGATAATTTGTACATATATAAACATTTCCATTAACTGGATTTGAACACATTACATCTGGAGACCACCCACCGCCATCGCCAAGACGTTTATTCCATATAATTTGATTTGAGCTAAAATTAAATTTAGTAACTACTGGATAGTTAGGACTACTAGTTCTATTCATGGAAAATATATAAATATTTGATTGCAAGCCAAGTCTTATTGATTCTGTGTCTATGAATGTTGGAAGATATTTAAATTCATACAGCGCGGTATTCCAAGACGCTGGCCCAGAATCAACCTGTACAGTTTCAGTACCACAAAGATTTGTACCCGTAACTGTTACGGATAAATTACTTTCAGATCCGTAATAACATGGGGATGTCGCACCTTGTATTTCCAGTCCATCTGAATACCATTGATATGTATACACTATCGGTTCTGAGCCAGTCCAAGTTCCTTGACTTACGCAAGATCCTGTAATTATTGGCGCAATAATATTTACTGGAGGAAAGCATGCAGTTGATAGATACGGAACTTTAATATACCCATAAGGAACACCAATGCTTGCCGCAAACAATGTCGTATTTTCTGTCTGTAAAGGGCCGCCGCTGATTGGATATAAAATTTCATATGTAAACTTATATTCATCGATAATTTCTGAAATATAATAAAATCCTGTGGCATTCGTATTACTTAATCCATATATAGCAATAACGTCTAATCTAGATAATCCATGAGGGATTGGGCAAATAACGCCAACCATTGTAGTTCCATTGGATACTACAGAAGAAAATTGTATGTCTCTTCTTGAAGAGCCTACTACAGCATTCGGATTTAGACCTTCATTATTCCAGAAAAACATTTAACCACCTGCCTGAGTAGTTAAATCGTACTGTTCGCCATCCTCGCTTGGATAAGGCTCAGTCACTATGGTTGTATCTGGCGGGACAGGTATGCCAGTGGTTGGATCAATCGTTGTTCCGTTACTGGCAGTTAAATAATCGGTCTCTGCAGCCACGAAGTCCTGAACGCGAGCATTCACAATAGGCGTTGGATCTGCAGGAACGACAATGGCCCGCAACTGCTCTTGAGGTCGGTCATAGCAGGTCTTGCACACCAAAATCTTGATATTTTGCATCGTAGCGCCACGCCAGTCGTACTGCCAGCGTAGGTCTACCCAGTTATATCTAAAACCGCATCGGTCGCAAATAGCATGCGCCTGCGGACTGCTGGCACTAGTTCTGGCTCGGCCTGATTGTGATGCGTAGGCCATGATGTTTACGGCCTGAAATAACCAGACACCATTGGGGAGATATATTGCTGCGCCGTCTCGACATTCTGAGCGGCGGCGATAGAATAAGATTCGTCTGCCAAAGGCTTGAGCATTGCTACCTTGTCTGGCGACCAGATCATAGCCAGACGCTGCGCTAGACCATAGGCAAATGCCTCTAGGAAGTAGTATGGAATCTCTATCTGCTGACCGGCAGTAAAGTTAGAGTCCTGAATCTGGCGAACTCGGTAGTATTTGAACGATGATTGAGTGCCATCTGGTACAGGCCACAACGTCACCGTAGGCGATATGAGGCGATCAAACCAGTAGGTGGTAGGGAACCCCTGTTGGGTGGGATTCGGATAACTGGCGTACTCTGAGCGGCTAATAGGAAGGATTAGGCGGTTAATCGCCGATCCTCCGCTATTCTGGACGACATAACTGTCTAGCATAACGATGGTATTAGGCTCGACATCGTAGGTTGCCGTACCCTGCACCAAAGGAATAGTCTGCAGGTCAACCGTCCAGAGGTTAACGCCTTGACTGCTCCAGCGCCCAAGCATCATGTTAGCCGCCATACGGGCGCTTTCCATATGCTCCTGTAAAAGCGCCGTATTACGGACACCGCACAGGTTAAAAGCGTATAGCGTGATTTCGCCTAGTGACGGATTAAAATCGTATGTATTTGAGGTAGTAATTTCAGCCTCCCGTTATGCCTTAACTTTTTGTTTATTAGTTTTGGTTTGCATAACTTATCCCACTAGGTTCATGGTTAATATGACAGAGGCTGTAGCAGGATAGGCCGGTGAAACAGACGCTGAAAAAGTGGTCAGAGTCGTTGTGGTGGCTTCCTTGAGCCAGTATAACTGAATATAGTCGGTAGCGTTAAGTGACAGAAAGAAATTCCAGCCCGATATAATATGAGATGGCTGACCCGGATTTTTTCTGGCTAACAGGCCGATTAATCCAGTGGAGCCAGCAACATCTTGACCATTTTTTTTAATCCAAATCCACGCATCTGTTGTGGCTGTACTATCACTGGAAAATTGACCGCTCCATTGAAGGTTATAGATTCCAGTATTTGGAACAGCAATCTTTGAAGATTCACTGATAGTAATTCCGCCAGCGCCTCCTAAATCGTCCGTATCAAACGTAAATGGAACGCCCGCTGTAGTAGAACCTGTTTGCGTTGTGAAATCGCTAAAGCTTCCATAAACGCTTCCAAGGCCCCTAGCTCCGCCGGGTACTGCTGTTACGCCTTCCGCTTGTGTTACTCCAAATGTCATGTGAAATCTACCAATGTTATGCCAGTGTGTTTTATTGACACTCCGGATATTGTGGTTACGTCACCCGGATCTGAAATTCCTGAAACAATTGTTACTCCAGATACGTTTGTTGGGCCTGCGCCTGATGGAGAAAAAGAAAATCCCATCGTAGCAGCGCCAACAGCAGCGTCACCTGCATTATAATCAAAAGTTTGCTGTACATTTACAGACGGAGATGCGCCAGCAGTATAACTTGCCCAAAATCCTGCGGGAGTTCCTGTAGGAGTAATATTTGTTCCTGTCAGCGCCGTTATATACGAAGATCCTGAGTTTAGATCAGCAAACCCAATAACCAAATCATTAACGCGAGATGGTACTGCAACAGCGGGAGCAACTACTGTTGCATTTGCTGCACCACTATAATAATAAGCACTTGCATTGCTTAATACAGATGCAGTTGTGCTGGCTCCAGAAACAGACACGACATAAGCGCCAATATAATCCGCTACACCAGCGCCAGTTCCTGTATTTACAGAAATAACTAAAGTATTTGAACCTGAAGCGGCATTTAATAAATGCAACCCAGTCCAGCCTACTGCGTTATAAGTTAAATCACTAATAAAAAAATCTTGCGTAAATGAAGAACCATTATAGGTTGCTGTCATGTGAGGAGGGTCATAGGTATTATTTTCTATAGCCCATGCCACTAACGCTATCGCATTACCATTATTGGTGTAGGAAAAAGACCATGATGAAGCAAAGTTAGTAGGACAGTTAGACTTTAATGGAGGGGATTCATATGCTACGGCCATAATGTCATTTCCCCATTTACAAGAGACTGAATCTTAGGTTGATTTGGTCTGTATTGAATTGAGTCTATGATTGTTTGATCTACGCTAATGTCAGGCAATGTGCCTGTGTATTCATTAGCATCAAATACAACCTTAGCGCCAGCAGCATTAGTCAATACAGCAATCTTTCCGTTTGCTAGTTCTAATACATCCCCAACTTGAAATTCCCTGCATTCAACGCCCATCGCCTTACCAGCAGCCCAATCGTTACCAGCAGCAGTTTCAGCATCAGCTAAAGATGCAACATAGACAGTTTCAATGATCTGTCTTGTTGCTGTATCAACAGAATCGAACCGAATCATCTTGTAGACTATCGGTCGATTCTGCAAGGTAGCAAGTACAAGCTGCATATTGATTAAGTGCCAGTGCCTTGTATTACGGTCATGGCGATAGTGCCAGTACCTGATACAAGTTTAACTCGGCATGCATAAACTGGGAATGCATAGTTACCATCTGCGCGTGCATTTTGGTTCACTAACACAGCATGAGGGTATACGCGGAAGGATGCACAGTTCGCCATACCGTTATAAGTCGTGCTGGTTGTTGTGTATGTGTAAGCGTTTGCGCTTGTCACAGTAACATCAAAAGAACCGTCAATAGCAGAATTGCCTGTGCCAGTAATAGTCACAGAATCACCCGTAGCAAGACCGTGAGCAGTATCTGTCACAGTTACGGTCGTGCTTGCAGTACAAGCAATTGATACTTGTCGAGCAGGGCCATCGGTTGGATCAAAAGTATGCTGCACTGTGTATACGGGAGATACAGCGCCATACCCGATTGAAACACCAAGACCTACGCCAAATGGAGGTTGCATAGAGTCAATGGTTACCCAGCGAGAACTGCCGCCGGAAGCAGAAACAGTAGTAGTGGATCGCATAAAGCACCTTTTATAAGGAAAAACGGGGGCATGTTAGCCCCCGTTAAAGTCACCCAATCAAAGCATTAAAATTAATTAAGCTCTAATTTACGACCTTTTGGAGGAGTACCTGCATGGGCGGCAAACGCAAATGGATTTGCGCCAGCGCGACCACCAGACTTACGGGCTTTACGACCAGCGTGATGCTTACCGGCTTCGCCAGCAGCTTTCATACCAGCACGACCACCGCGCTTACGCTCTTCAGCTTCGTCATTGACTTTAGACTGATAAGTGTAGCGTTGGTTCTTCTTACCCATATCCTCAGCGGCTTCGTTCACACCGCCTGTAGCACGAGATTTACGGCCTTTCATTTCAAAAAACTCCTAAATTAAGCAGTCCAGTTGGTGTTAGTAGTGCCTTTGGTAAAGCCATTCCAACCTTGAATGTAGCAAACAACTAGCAAACCAACGCCGCCAGTACCTGTACCGCTATCTTTAATATAGATCTGACGATCCGTAGCAGTGGATTGACCAGTGCTTACGTTATTCCAGTTCGCAATTAAAGTAGTAACCGCAGCAGTATTCTGACCTTGAGTCATTGATAAGCCAGTAACCAATTCATTAGCAGCGCTAGTAAGACCAACACTTAGAGTGTTAGTAGTACCCCATGCCGTAGTAACTTGGCTATAGATATCAATAATGATGCTATTTGCAGGAATTACAATCGCAGTGGAACGAGCAGTAGTACCACCAGATTGGGTGATACTAGCTACTTGAGCCATTTGGGCAAACCCAACATTTTGAAGCCCGATACTACCATTAGCGTTAGCTGGGGTAGTACCGTTCGTATTCAAAATGTTCCCAGCAAGAACCGGGCCGGTAAAAACAGTAGTACTCATGTTTGAGCCTCCTTTACTAGCCGATTAAGATGGGAAGTTGCCGTAAATAGCACGCCAGTTGTAGTAGCCGAAGCTGTAACGCTCATAGCCTTTAACCAACAGGTTATCAGTTACGAAGTCAACTTGCATGTCGGTTTCAAACTTTACACGTTCCATATACGACAGACCATCAATGTTGGTCAGCAGGAACCAAGCTGAAGCTGAGGTCAAGAAGTCATTGACCATATAACCTTCAGGTAGGCCACCAGCCGTTGACAGGATGGCGTTAACATCGTTATCAGCAGTACCCGGACGCAATTCGGTCTTCGTTAAACGAATTGCAACTGGTTCGAGAGCAGCAGGAACGATCAACTTACGACCGCGAGCAAACACCTTCAGACCGGCTTGATCTTTGAAGTTAGTACGGATGTTGATCATGCTGTTCAACAACGTGCTTTCGTTCAGATCAGTCGTGCCGTAGTTAGATACTACGCCGCCATCGATTGGGTGAGATGCTGACACTAAAGCTACGCCGTCACCGCCGATGGCGTTGTTGTATGTCGTAGCAGTGTTAAGGATGTTAGCACCGTAGATTTCCTTGGTCTGTTGGAAAGATTCGATCAGACCGAGGTTCGATGGGTGGAACTGAGTTTTGTACAGGTTATCATCAATCGCCTTGCGGGTGATTGCATAGCCAAGACCAATTTCATTGTGTTCTTGGTTATAGATGAAACGCTCGCCTGCACCGTTGTCAAACGAAGTTTGACCGCCTTCAGTCTTCAGGTTAGCAAGACCTAAGTAACGCATTTCTGCGGTACGTTCTAAAGCAAGCTTTGAATCATGCTTTGTGAAGATCTTGTCGTATTGAGATGGGATCATCTCATACTTGCCTTCTACGCCACGCAGACCGGGGAGCAGTAGGTCTTTAATTGCACTTAAATTGACAGCCATTTTACTATGCTCCTAATTAAACAGAAGTCGCGCCAGCGCGAGTCTGAATGTTGTTAAATGCTACGATGACGTAGTTATATGCCGAAGCAGCATCCGTTCCGTTTGAACCGGGAGGAGGAGCGCCGTTAGGAATCGCTACGCCGCTGTTCGTGAGCAGGCTCACAATACGGAAAGGAAGAGTAGACGTAGAAGCTGCCGTAGCAGAAACCGCCATACCGGAAATGCCAGTAGCGGTAGAGCCAGAGGTAGTCGTGTCAATATCTACGTTTCGACCTACAGAAGCAGCAGTAAGTGGGCCAGCGATACACTGCACTTTGAACTGGGCATTAGGATCATTGACAACATAAGCTTCAACGTCATTAGACGTATCGGAACCGGGCCAATAATTGCTCCATACAACGCGCTTTTGAGCAGTTGACAGATATTTACAGCCAACGAACACACCAGCAAGCGGCGTAGTTGATGCGGCAGCGGTTTTCGTGATATAGCCGGTAACAGAGCTGGTTACTGGGGTTACTGCATCACCAAAGAAAATAGCCGTGGTGTTGCTAGAGGCAATCTTCATCGAGACTTGTTCATAGGTTGGCACAGAGCCGTTACCTAAATATTGAACAAATCCGAAAGGCGCGAGGGTATTCGCCATGACGGAAAACTCCTATTACGGAAGTCGTCATCGCGCACCGGGGCGACTAAGACCAGATTTTTGTTAAATACCTCTCGCCGAGAGAGGAGTTGAAGCGAAGGTTATTCCTGTTATTAATTGATTGTCAAGTATTTTTATAAAAAAAGCGGCCCGAAGGCCGCTAACAGGAGAATTTTATTCAAATTATCCTTAATCTTTAGGAATTGGCATCGCTTCGTATGATTTTTTAACCTTAACAAGCGATGAGTCCTTATTGTTTCTCTCAAATTGACCATCTGGAGCGCCAGCCAATTGCGCTTCTTTCTGGCGAACCTGATTTCGTGCTTTGCGAATCTCGAAATCACGCGCTTCTTGCGTAATCTCCAGTGGGCGCTCCATCAGGATCATACCTTTTCGTTCAATCGTTGCGCCTTTATACCCAACAGGCATATAAGACGGATGACGATATGCAGGCACTGCCTCCCACCCTCTTTGTGCCAATTGAACCTGATATGCAGGATCTTCTTGGCCTAAAAGAGTCTTTCGCTTCCATTCATATGTCCAGCCGGGAGGTAGGTCTGATGGAGGAATGTAGAAATCATCAGGGGATTCATCCATGCTGCCTAAATGGTCTCGTAATTCAGCCGCACGGCGTGCGGCGCGAACTCTTGGATCTTCTTCACGCATCATTGGCCTCATTTCTGGTCGATCTGAAGGGTCATCTCGCATTACTGAGCGGGAAATTTCAGCAATAGAAGGAACTTCTGCTGCTAAATCAGACTGATCGGTAAGCTTTTCTGCAGCTTTAGCTTCACGGGCGGCTTTGGCAAGCTTTCCTGAAGGACGACCACGCTTTTTAACAGGAGCAGCATCAGCGATTTGTGTTGTATCTGTAGTTTCCATAAGTCACCTTTAGTTAAGTTTGCCTTCTTTTTGAAGGGCTAGTTTATTACGCGCATAATCTTGATCGGTCATACCCATCATTGATGCAATTTCTCTTTCCTGAGCCGTTAAACGAACGACATTTGGACGAGTTCCAGTGCCAGTGCCTGACCTGCTCACGGGTGCAGCAGGAGGAGAGCGCTTTTGAGCTGGCTTTGATGCTAAAGACATAGGACTGTCATCGCTATCAGAGCTGCCAACGCCAAGAATGCTTTCTACACGCGCAAAGTATTCATCTGTATCTGGCCTAATTTCGTCTGCGGTCACTAGATTATGAGCAGCAATCATCTTTTGATACATCCTTGGGTTTCTTGCGAAATCAGGATTACGCCTAATCCATTCTGCAGAACGCGGAGTGAGTTGAGAGGCAAGATTTTCTACTGGATCTGAATAAACAGGCTCAGGTGCTTTCTGTTTAGGCTGATTCTCAAGAGCAGTTTTGCCTTGCTCAAGCTGCAAAAGCTTTGCAGTGTTTTCAGACATGGATTCCTGAAGCTCTGCAGCACGGTCATAATCACCCATAGCCATTGCGCTAGAGTATTCAGACTTCAATGTGCGTGCATTACCATGCAAAGTGTCGATTGCATTCTTAACAAGTTGCAAATTGACATCTTGCACTTCGTTTGAAGCTTGATAAGCACGTTGAGCAGCTTCTTGGGCAAGCTTTTCAGCATTAATACGAGCTGAACGCTCTTCCTCAAGACGCTTTTTAAGTGCCTCAAGACCTTCTTCAGGCTCAATCTCTTTAACTTTAGAAGGCTCTTGCGATTGTTCCTCAGCCTTTACAATCTCAAGCTCTTCTTTTTCAACCGCCGGTTGATCTGTTACTTCAATTTCAATCTGTTCTGGTTCTGTTGACATCACATTACTCCTTACCACACTTGATCTGGATGTTGAATGCGACCTCTGACGTTTACATCATCAAGAATTCGACAAACAACTTTGTTCACAGTGATAGTCCAACCATCTGATGGACGGAAAATGACCCAATCATTGTCCTTTACCATCACATCTTTGAACCATTGACCGCTTTCGTCTTTGAAGGCATCGGGGCCTTTCTTTAGCACAAGGCCAACCTTGCCTTGGGTCTTATCTTCGTTGCGGTTTTCGTCAGGAATAATGATTCCGCCAAGAGTTTTTTCTGGGCGAATGTACACAGCAACCAATACTTGATTGTTGTAGATCTCAATATCTGAAATATCGCCTATTTGCTTGTGTAAAGCTTTTTTAGGATCGACATCGTGTTGCATTGTCATAGCAGGCATCTAATAAAACTCCTATCATTTATTGGCAATAATGGTTTGAACTTCTTCGCACATTCCTAATACTTTGCGCAAAGCAGCTATTTGCCCTACTTGGTGCTTGTATTCAGGAAAATCAACTATGCTCAGGCCGAGCGATAAGTTTTCTGCAATTCGTCCAATCTCTTCTTCAATCAGTTTCTTTAATTCAGTTTCAAATAAATTGTGATATGTAAGCATAAACTCCTACAGATAACTAAACGGGCAGTTAGGATAACCTATCTGCCCGTTTACTGTAACTACGCTTTTTTGCCGTAGATTTTTATTTTTTCTTTTCGTCCTAATCCGCCGCCAGATCCTGCATCCATATCATGCGTGGTTTTGTAGGAACGGTGACCTACGCGACCACCAGCCTTGCGGCCCATCGGAGGCATGCCTGCAGGAGGCATTGGGCCGCCGGGAGGCATACCGCCTGCGGGAGGTGCAGGAGGCATTGGCATAGGAGCGCCAGCGCCTGCAGGAGGCACTGGAATTGGGCGAGGAGGCATTGGAGGCATGCCTGCGCCTAAGCCTAAGCCCATAGGCTTGTTTTCATCCTTGCCATTGATGTCAATTTTAATAATTGTAGCGCCTTTTAGCTTGGCTTTTCCGCCGTGTTTGCGTGCGAGGCGACCGCCTGTTGGGCGCGTTCCTTGGAGCTTTCCATCTGACACATTAGAGCTTTTAGCTTTGCTTCCGCCTGCCATCTTTTTGCCCACTCCAGCCTTTCCGCCGCTGTTGCGATGGGTTCTCCAGTAGTCCCAGCCTTTTTGCAAGTTTGCATCCATTTGCTTGTCTTTTGCTTCTCGGATTGCATCAAGTTCTGCCTGAGAGGGCTTAGAAGAGCTAGAAGAACTAGAAGAGCTTGATGAGCTAGAAGACCCAGCGCTCATGCCACCGCCGCCTTCTTTCTTAGTGCGCCCACCGCGCTTTTTGCCTTGCCAAGTAGTATCGCCCTTGGCTTCCATATCTTTTCGGAGATCGGACTTTAATGCTTCACGACCAGCGGCTAATGAGCCTGTTATTGCATTAGGCTGTGCCATAGCCTGTTGTGCAGCCTGATATCTCCCTAAAGCGGCTTGCTTTGCAGAATCGGATGATGCAGATGAAGAAGAGCTGGAGCTAGAGCCACCACCTTCTTTGCCGGTTCGCCCGCCACGCTTCATTGCTGAACCGCCACCGCATTTGCCGCAACGACATTCAGCATCGTGACCCTTCAGAGCGCTAGGCTTTACGACCTTTTTGATCAGCTTCTTGTCTTCAGCAACGTCATCGTGCTTGACCATTCCGCCTTTCTTGAAAGCGCCTACATGCTTCTTGCCATCGCGGTCTTCGTTAGCTTCGCGCACATCACGGTTGATGTAGCTATTGGCGGTGATAGCTTTGCCGCCACTCTTGCGAGGCTTTCGACCGGCGTGTTGCTTTGCCATTTCGCCGGACATAGAAACAACTTTACCGCCCTTCTTGAATTGGCGGCGGGAAAGTGGTCGAGCGCCCGTCTTTACACCAGCATTCAGCGCATCTGGCGGGGTGTAATCAGAGGCATCTACCTTAGCTTTTGGGTCAGATTTGGTAATTCTGGAGATTTTGCTCCTCATCGCCATTCTGGCCTTTTTCGACATTTCGGACATTCTGTTCTCCAGAGATTAAGTTATCGGTTGCCCGATCTTGATGTTGACAAGTTTGCTACTAACTGCATAGCGCGGTCAACCAGTTGATTTACGCCGTCCCGCTTTTGACGCTTGTGGGGGTAAAAATGAGGCTCTCGATCTTCGTCTATGCTGCTATGCATATTGTGAAGCTGAGTTGCCGAATTCCTTTCTGGGAATCCGATCCAGTCGTCTTCGTTATCCCTGCCGTGTACAGCTCCGCCCGTATAGAACCCGCTTCTCTTTTTTATGCTTGATGCAGACACGAATTTAGGCGGAACATACTCCTTTCCAGCAGACCTAACTTGTTCGTCAGGAGGATCAATCACATATTCGCCGTTATTTTGTAATGCATGCTGAATATGATTGTCATTCACATCATGGAAAAATCCAGTGTGATGTTCTGCTGGCGTAGTTGAGATAGTCGGGGTAGTCATCAGAATAGCCCCTGCCTTTTTACCGTTCTTAGTCATAAAACGATCTTTTGGCAAATACTGATCGTCCAAAAATCTAGAGTCGGTAGGAATCATGTGCGGAGATCCGTCATCATTATGGCCTACCTGAACCAATCTAGGGTGCAGGATGTGCTGTTTCTGATAATCAAACCGCTGACCATTAACGGTTGTATGTCCATAATGCGCCAGTTCTGGAGTAGTAGGATTATGATTACCATCATAATGACCTTCAGGGCCTTCCATCTTTTCCTCTGGACTTAATTCGCTTTGCTCTCTTGGCCTAGACCAATACTTAGCGTACCTAATGGCATTCTGCATTTTATTATCCATATCTGAGTTTCTTCTTACGTTCGTTACTAGATATGAATTCTTTGGCGGAGTTAAATTCCCTTGCTCATTTGTAAGATCTCTTTTGCCTTCTGTGGCAAAAACTGTAGATCTCATTCTCTTTGAGTCTCTAGCAATATTTTCTGCTATGGAAAAACCATGCTTTGTTTTTGGGCCGGTGTTTGAATACGTTACAAAAATGCCATTCTCTGGATCATGCAACTCATTAGTTTTGCCATAAGAATTAGAAATAATTGGTGGCAAATTTTTCATCGCTCTTTGCTTATTTAATAACTTAATTAAGTAGATTGATGATTTATCTGATTCGTCCACCACATTAGGTCTAAACAATAATCTTTTATTGTTTTTGTCAGCCAAATTTGCAGCCCACCTCATTGATCCCGCATGGGCCAAAATCCAATCTTTGGTCATTGCTGGATCAAACTTGGCTTGCTCGTGACAGGCTCTTCTAATTGCTGCCGCTGGGTATTGCTTCTCAGATTTTACGGCAAAGCAGTTTCCGCGCGATGTATCAACTAATCCGTGTTCATCAATACCCCCGCCGCATCCATCTGTTTGACCCGGACAGGTATTAACAATATGGTACTTAGTGCCAACGCCAGATCCAGACGTATAGAGGGCATGACCGGCAGTGCCTTTTGAAGCAAAAGCAATAAAATTTCTGCCCTTATCATCTTGTTCGTGATGTACGGTGTCTAATTTTTCACTTTCATCCAAAGTATTGGCATCAGGGCTAATATGCTTTGCCTTTTTGAGTTTATTTAACGCAGCTTCTTCATCCTGCATTTGTTGCGCTAATGGCTTTTGAAAATGATCGTCAAGGGTTTTCCCGTGTATTTTGCTAAATTGAGTAATATTTAACGGATCTCTTTGTTCTCCGCCATATACTTCTGCTCTAGCTTTATTAATTTCCATCATTCCTTTGACATCTTCATTAGCGTTGCCGTAAAGAGTGTGTGCAGGAATCGATATTTTGTTTGCTCTGCCCGGCCCTTCTGCCTGTACGATAACTCTTCTTGGATTGTCCGCTACAGAAACTTCTTTCTGACCGTATTGTTTTACCTTATCGGCAATATAAGCTAACGCTTTTTCAACGTGAGCTTTTTTCTCAGCACTAGTCTGTTTTTTCTTTGCCATTTTTTAACCTTTACGTTTCTTAGCTATCATCAGCGCTTTGCGGATCGCTTTGCTTGGATCTTGAGCAGCGCTTAGGATACCTGAATCATCAATGTATCCACCAGTCTTATAGGCTTTGAACCCGTTCTTCAGGATGCTCTCCCGCATCCTTGGAGTGATCTGAATAGCTGGATATTTATCCACCAACTTATCGCTATCTCTGTGCTCAGTTAAAGCTGCCTCTGGGTCATGCTCGCGGGCGAGTTCCAGCAATCGTCTTGGGAAGATCTTGCCGTAATAGGCTTCCTGACCGGGGTTTGGAACATCCAAGTTTCTACCGCGCAGCATATGAACGCCGCTTTCGTTAGATTCAAGAAGTTTTTTTGTCAGCCCCTCGCCAAGATAATTTGGTAAATCTTTAGGATCGACTATTTCAGTAACTCCTCTAGATCTTCCTTTTGGAGTTGCAACCAGTCTTTTTGATGCTGGGTCATAAAGAATTTTTGAATAGCTACGTCCAATGCCGTAGATCTTAGATTGCACAGATCCGGGAGTCCAAATCACTTTGTCGTAATTTCCCTTAGCCGCTTCTGTCAATATTCTCTTTACATTGAGGTCAGTCCACTTCGATGTGTTATCCACATATGGAGACTTTGGAAGATCTAGCAACATCTTTTGTTCAGCAGAAAGATCATTGGTATAAGAAGTAATAGCTCTTCTCTTGTTGTCAGCATCTCTTTCGTGAGAATGCAGCAAATTCCAATTTTTATTATCTCGATTGAACTGTTCTTTTTGTTCATCTGTCATTTGATCAAGATTTGGAAATCTTTCTCTGAAGTCCCAAACTGTCATTGGTCTTCCGGTTTCATCTACTAGATGTGGGTTTTCTTTAACCAATCTTTCAAGTTCACCTTTATGAAAGTTATGCTCATCTTTTAACTTCTGTATCTTTTCTTTTGCTTCATTAAATTTATCAGTATGCTTTCTAAGCGCTTGACCAAAGTCGCTCTGAGACTCGTCAACGTGAAGAATCTTTTCTTTAGTAAATGGTTTTGCTTTCTTTGAAGCTGGCAATTCAGGTGGATCTGAGTTAACTATTTCTCTAACACCATTTACAGTTTCTTTGTTTTGTGGGTTTGCAATAAAATTTACAAGTCCCTCTCTGTCCAGATCAAATACATGAGGATATTTTTCTGCAAGCTTAGTGGCATTGCTCATTGCATGATAGAAATCAACAGGATTGCTTGATATTGATCCACCAGAAGGCCCGTGAGTAAGAACATATTTATTACGCTTCTGAATACTTGGAGTTACAAATATATTCTTATGAGGAGTCTTCCAAGCTTCGCTGTACCTATTGGCCTCCACTCCATTCATCTTTATCATCACAGAAGAATCTGATGGCGGTGCTTTAGGTGCTTTTTGCTGTGGCGGCTGAGTCTCTCGATCAGATAATCTTACATGAGATACGATATTAGGCTCGCGCCAGTGGGAGCTAGTAAAATCCTTTTCTGCATCATCGGTGTTTCCGATAGCAGGATTCATATCGTTCAAAGGCAGAGTCTGCAAAACTTCTCTGTAATTAGTAGAAAGATTTGGCTGCTTGCTGCTTCTTATCTTTCCTTCTGCAGTCCATCCTGCATATTTTGCTTTTGGATCATTCATCGTTCCTTCTGTAGGCGTAAGTGTCTTAACCGACATCTTCGGTAAGGCATTACGGAAATGATCTGCAAGCTGTTGCTTGGTGATTGTCTTTTGGTCTTTGAATGCGTTATGCACGCCAGACCAATATAGTTCGTCAGGCTTCACGCCTTTCAGCGCAGCAATCATTTGCTGTGGTGAGCCTTTATCCTGCTTCAGCGCATCTGCAGCTTCTGCAGCGTGGCTATATAGCCCATATTCGTTCAACTGACGGGATGGCGTGGTGTCCTCTGGCTGTTGAGGCGCTTCAACATCCCCGCCTTCTGCTTTACGGGCAAGTATATTAAGGTTATGTTCTTCGCCGGGGAATACGACAAAGTTTTGAGTTCCTTTGCCTAAGAATTTCGATCTTTCATCTAAATACTTAATTCCGGGAATACCCATTTTCCTTAATGTTTCGGATGCCTTAGCAGAATCTCCACCTGATAAATGCTCCATAAAGGCGTGAATATTTCCACCTTTCATGTCTTTATTTCGACTAGACATTGGAGATGCAAAATTAGACAAATTGTCTTTATATTGTTTATAAATTCCTGATGATTTTAATGCGTTTTGTACATACGGATGTTGTTTGTTAAATGGCTTGTCCCAGTCCAACATACGATCTATGTGTTCGTCAGGTAAATCTGCGGTATAGAGAAGCCCCGGATTTTTGCGTATACCTCCGCTGGCTTTTAACTTTTCTAATTTTTGCAAATCTCTAGCTGCTTTTGCGGCAGTTTCAGGATAATCTAAATTTGGTTTAGATAATTCTCGAGCTTTCTCAATAGCTGTGTCCAAATCACCTGACAACGCTTTTGCACGGACATTCAAATGTTCTAATTCGCGTGGTTCAAAATTACCATCATTTGTCAAAAACTGATGTTTTGATGTTGAAAGCTGATAATCTTTAGCTACATTTGGATTTTGCGCCACATAAATCCCGTGTCCATAAGCTTGTGCGCCTTCTCCTGTACCGATCTTGCTGGAATCGAACTTTCCTAATGGCGCACCCTCAACAGGCGGAAAAGTGTGCGCAGTTCCGTGATATACATTGATGTTGGTCTCGCCCTTCTCAATAGGCGATAGACCCTGCTGCATACGCATCTCGGCACGTTGCATTCTGCTTGGCTTGCCAATGATGCCGCCGTCTGCATATTTGTACTTGGACTTATCACCGTAGGTAGGATTCTTAGCCAGCACTAATGGCCCGACCTGCAGCACTTCTTCTGCGTGTTCAATAGGCTCCTGAGTATGTCGATCATAGAAATACCCGTGTCGAGTTGGATCCATACCGACCTGTCGCCAGTCAGGATGATTGAGATACTGCTGCGCTAACTTATGAATGTCTGCGGTAGAAGTCTTCTTGAGCTTACCGTTAATAACAGCGTAAGGATTTTTTTGACCGCCAGCAGCAATCTTAATTCCCTTATTTTCGTTTGCGTTAAATGTTGCATCGGAAATATGAGCAGCGCCTTCGTGCGCGATAGTCTTATTTCCTTCGTGTATTGTTGGAACCCAGACACCCTGCTTCTCGTACGCAGGGATATCTAAGCGCAATGCAACTGGATGGCCTTCTGGATAATCGGCAAGCTTTCCAATTTTTGAAACTTTGCGAGGATCAGTGGCAGAAAGCGCACGATGTATTTCCTCATACGAAGCAGGGTTAGGCACGCTTTCGTATGGGTATACAGGCTTGTGTTGATTTATTAGCTGTTGATATTCGCTACCAGACATCTCACCAGCATTAACTTTATTAGCGCCAGCTTCCAATTCTGGTATGCGCTTACCCACTTCTGAGAAATGCATCGTTCGGCGGTCAGGCAGACCCTTGGCTATAAGCAGAGCTTTTTTAATAGCTTTAGGGTCTAGCATGATTACTCTTCGCCTTTATTGCCTTTGTTACCCAAACGATCTGTCAGAGATGAGATCTGACCCTTCAGCATGTTTGCAGCATCTGGATGCATGATGATGTCTCGTAGCAATTCAATGCTTTGAGTTCGATCACGACTCTGACGATCCAAGTCGCGATTACGGTCTTCAAGCATTGTGTCTTTATGCTTCAGCATCAGCTCTTCGCGCTTGGTCTGAGCGTCCATTAACTTAGCGCGTGCCATTGCCTTTTCGACTTCAGTATCGACTTGCTGAGGAGCGCCAGACAATCCACCAGAAGGCTTAGGTGCAAATGCACCCTGCTGGATCTTCGCCATTGCTTCAGCTTCCTTGGCCTTGGCTTCGATCATCTTAGCGTCAGCAGCCTTGGTATCGTTAGCAACCTTGGCCTGAGCTTGGATAATTTCAGGTGGTGGCTTGGACTGAGTAGAAGGCGGAGCAAAGAACTGTTGCGGATTGCTGTAACCAATGGCCTGCAATGCTGCAGTGTCGATTGCGATTGGATCGTACATCGATGGGTTAGAAGCGGCTAACTGCTTCAATGCAGTGATCTTCATAATGCGCTGGGCATGGCTTGATGTATTTGGATCAGCCTGTGGAACCAGTTCGCAATTATCGATTGCACGCATGAATGTTTCTTCGTCCCACTGGGTCTTGGATTTGCACTTACGCATCCAAAATGACTCAGGGTTTTCTTTAAAGCATTCAACAATCAGCTTAAACTCCTCAGCTTGCGCGGCGTGTAAGCGCTTATGCACCGCATTCATCAGCTTGGTGGCCTGCTCGATCATGGCAAGCGTAGTACCTACTGGCGCATCAGCTTTGCCTTCGCCCACTTGCTGTTCAGAAGTACCTCCGATGCGCATCCCGGTTTGGGCCATGTCGCCGACCAACTGCATTAGTGCCTGAGATGGCGGTTGATAGGGCAGTGGCATAATGGCTTGGCTTATCGGCATGCCTCCAGTCTTCACCAGAGCGCCGCCGCCGGGAGGCACACGGAAGATGTTGGTGTTCTGACGAGCGCCTAAGTCTGCCATCAGGAAGCCGGGGAAGTTGGAGTACATACCAGCGTCCAGCAGTTCACGCCAAGCGGCGGTAATTGCGTTAGTGGTATTGCCAAGAATGTGCAGCAGCCCGATGTCGTAGAACCCGATGCCCGGAACAAACGTGTACTTAACAAAACTGGTTTTTGCTTCAGGAAGTTCTTGAGTTTCTTCAGTGTAATTTCGTACAATTGAAAGAATTTCCCTTGAACTTACATCAATAGTTACGCGGTATGGAATCTCCAGACCGCTAGGTTTACCTTTATGCTTATGCTCGAAGCCCTGAATATCCAACTCGCAATAACATTCGTATATCTCTCGATCACGATCATCTGGGTTGGATGCTTCTGGTCGTAAGCCCTGCTGCGCTTTTTCTTCGCGCTGTAAGCTGTCCAGATTTGGGGAGTTCGGAGTCATCAAATTGATGTCGCGATACACCCCCAGAATCTGTAGACGTTTAACTGTGGAAGGCCGCATGTAAGTGCGGTGCGTAATACGCTTGGCATTTTTCAAATCTGTGGCTGAGTTGTTAACGATCAGATCGTCAGCATCTACAGTCTCCGACACTGGGCGATTGCGCAGTGGACAGTTGTATACCTTCTTGAATGACGTACCGCCGAAGCCAAGCATCAGCAGCATGCGATCTGTATCAGGGTAGTACTCTGTAGCCACTGCAGTGAGATAGTGGTTCAAATCGCGTTCTAGTGCGTTTGCGAGCTGGTCTTCAGAAAGATCCGCGTTGTTATCATCGTTGCGAATCTTAACTGGGCCATCGGTTGGCAATAATTCAGAACGAGCATTGGCTTGGAAGCGCAGAACAGCTTCAAGCAACAATGGATGTCGCACTTTCGACATACCTTCAACAGGCGCACCGTCAGATGCACCCTGTAGGCCCGGAACTTCCAGCTTCAAGCCCATCAGCTTGATACCACTGGCCCGATCTTCTACCCATTCACGGCGTGATTCGATGTCGTCAGAGATTCCGCGTAACAGTTCGCTGGAAATGCGGTTCAGTTCATCTTGGCTGATCTGATCTACTAAGTTATCAAACCATTCAGTTGGCTGCTTGTCTTCAGTCTCGCCAAGTGATGCACCATCTAACGCAATAGTGACTGACCCATCTCCGTGATCAATCTGAATAATTGTGCCTTTGCCATCCGTAACAGCTTTATCTCCGCCTTCATCTGCGTGTTCCACGACAACGTCTTGCTCTTCAGGCAATTCAGGTTCGTCAGGAGCTACTTGACGTATGTTCGGAACTAAGCCGGGCGTTAATGGCATATTACTTATCCTTCAAACTAGGATCATGCTGTTTTTGCATCTCTAAAACAAATAAGCACAATCCATCTTGTGCCGCTTGGTTATCAGTATCGGCGGCAAGAGTATACACTTTAGTGCAATCATACGGTGCAAGACCTGTCACTGTCACTTCCCATTTCTTTTTTGGTATTTCCTGCACCAATTCCAGCGTACAACTGGCATTAACGCGCAAATTTGAAAATTCTTGCATAAAAATATACTCAACTTGGATATAAAGGGACAGATTCGCGTCCGGGATAGGTCTTTTGCGATTCCAATTCGGCAATTCGTTCAGGCGAACGGGTCAGTAACCCAATTTCTCGCAGGTGACGCAGGCTCATCGACACAGTATCGACCAAGTCGTCATGCTTTCCCTTCGGAAATTGACCCACTTGTGTGATAACCATGTCTGCCCAAGCGCGATCCGGCGCAAAAATCAACCCTTCGGCAAATAAATGCTGCACAGAATACAAGCGAGACAGCTTATCTTGCGATTTCGGGTCAGATAATTGCACCGCAAACCCGTCATTGCTGTACAAACGGCGCATTTCCTGCGCTACAGAGATACCTGCAGCCTTATTTTCGATGATTAACTTGTCAATTTTCAAAGACTTGCACGTTCTGGCAACCTTTTCAACTAGTTCGTGAAGCTCTAAGCGCTCTTGCCAAGCGTGCATCAGCATCACCTTCGGCGCTCCCTCGACATAATTGCGATCCACATAGTTAGGTCGACCGCTGTTATCAATCATTCGAGTCGGTTGAGCCACGACATCGTCAGTAAATATTCCCCACACAGTCAATGCGCTGTAGTCGTTAGCGGTTTTTGTCGTGTAAGCGGTATCTAAGCTGGCGACAATAAAGTCCATCGGCGGAAAAGCATTGTCAGGCCAAAGCTGCCACCAGTCGCGCTTGATCACGCCGCCACCAGCAGGCTCAGGGCGTTGCTGCAACTGACCCGCGGCGGCAAATGGCCCTAGGGTCTTCTCCAATTTTTTTACTTCAGGCTCACCAAAACGCTCTTCCCACAATAGTTCGCCTTCTTCTTCGCGTGGATCTTTCCATCCAATCGTAGTTACAAAAGATCTGCTGGCTTCATAGCGCATCGGCAAACACAAGTGCGTCCACTCACCGTCATCTTTACTCAAGATGTGTCCGGTCAAATCATCTTCGGCGAGTCTTTGCTGAATCACAACATACGCACCGGTCTTCGGATCATTCAAGCGCGTAGACATCGTTCCATCCCACCATTCTTTCGTGGCTTCGATGGTTGCTTCACTAAAAGCTTCGTTGGCGGCGTTCGGATCATCGATTACAATAATGCTGCCGCCTTCACCAGTTACAGCAGCGCCAATCGAAGTAATCAACCTTTCGCCGCCTTTGTCATTGCTGAAGCGGCTCTTAGTATTCTGATCGCTGTTAAGTTCAAACCGCTCACCCCAGTGTGATTGATACCACGGGCTTTCGATGAGTCGGCGGCTCTTAACAGAATCTCTTAGTGAAAGTTGGTTGGCATAAGAGGCATGAAGAAATTGGACACCCGGCCCACTGGTGGGGCTTCTGTTTGGCTGCGCCCAAGTCCACGCGGGCAATGCCACGCTTGTAATGCTCGATTTGCCCATACGCGGTGGGATGTTAATAATCAGGCGCTTAATGTCGCCGTCTACAACCGCTTGAAGATGTTCCGCGACTGCCTCAATAGGCCAACCGTCCTTCCACGGGCTTGAGTCAATATATTTCCACGCATGCTTTAAGAATTCGTATAGACTGTCTTCACAGTCGGCACGTTCGATATCTTTTAGAACCTGCCTCGGATCTAACTTACTGATATCTATCTTAGGCAATGCAGACATTATACTTCGCCTTCCTCATCCTCTGCGGAATCATCCTCTTCTTCACGGGATTCTTCCTCTTCCTCGTCCTCATCGGCGTAATTGGATTGCTCTATCAGATTTCCGTTTGCGCTGCTGTTCTGAAGGGCGGTCGCAAGCGCTGACTCCATCAACTCTCTAAGCGCTTGGCGCTGATCTGAGTTCAGCACGCTGGCATCAATCGTGCGCACGGAAGTGTTATTGGTTGCAATTGGTTGTCCATCTGGGCCGGTGTGTTCCAGTCTGTTGGTCTCCCGCCAGCGGGCGCGGGTCTTCATCCAGAACATCGCGGCTTGTGCGCCGCTCTTGTGTGTCGGGTCGGTGGCAATGTTGTACAAGTTATTGGCGACATTAAAGTTCATCCGCGCCTCACCGGTGTCGAGTTCGGCCCTATAGTTCTTGTAGAGGGTCGGGGTACTAATATCCAATAGCTTACATATCTGCCCGTGGGTCAGACCCATGCCGCAGAACGCAAGTACTTGATTGCGCGACACTTCTGTCGGTTCGTGGGGCTTACGTCCGGCTTTTGGGCGTACCTTGGTGGATTTGTCTTTCAGCATAGAATCGGCTTCGGTGAATTAATTTAGGCCATACCATATACGATTTATCTCGGTCTGTCAGCTATTTGTATTATCGGCGCGGTTATTTTTTTAGTTGCTGCATATTTTGCAACGATTGTTCTCAAAAATAAAACAACCAAATAAACCCGTCTAATTCCACGGGATTAAAATTCTACAACTTAACGCTGACCGAATTGGATCTATTGCCCGTGCCACCAGAAGCGGACACGGATGCCACAGCGAAATAGTAGGTGCTGCCTACCGCTAGATTGCTAATCGTGGTTGAGAGATTAGGGGTGGAGATAAACTTTGTTACTTTCGTAGCGAAAGTCGGATCTGTTCCGTAATACACCATATAGCCCGTCAGGTCAGTCAGCGGCGTTCCGTCCGTGTTCATGGTTGGCAACGACCACGACAACTGAGTGGAGGTCAGATTGACGCAGGTGATATTGGCGTTGGTAATGTTGGCTGACTGAAACACTCCGGCGGAATTGGCAATTGTGCATCGCAGCCCTGATGGCTGTATCCCTATGGACACGACATAGGGCTGGCCCGTAGAGAATTGCGTAGAAAACCTATAGGACGTTGCGCCTGCTGGGACTATGCGGCTCGTTATGTTATTCAGCCGCAGCACAAGATACGAGCCGCTACTGAAGCCCGTTATGCTGCCGCCTAGCGTGTATCCCGCCGCTGTCAGCGGAATGGCGGCGGCAATAATGGCTAAATAGTTTTTCATAGGAGTAACCCACTAGTAGTTGTGGGGTTTGCCGCTTTATACACAGTCAATCGGCGTTCTTCAAATTTTTTTTTGGCATACCCCCCCCCTACCTTTTTTTGGCGAATGGGGGTGGGGGGTCTGGGGC